ATGGAACATGGGGATAATATGAAGATATCAGAAGAAGGCAAATCATTAATAAAAAAATTTGAAGGCTGTAGATTAGAAAGTTACAGATGTAGCGCTGACGTGCCTACCATTGGTTACGGTCACACTAGAGGTGTTAAAGATGGTGACACTATAACTCAAGAACAAGCAGACCAAATGTTATCTGAAGATTTAGAAGAATTTGAAGGATACGTTGATAAATATGTAGAAGTTGATTTAACACAAAACCAAAGAGATGCGTTAATTGCTTGGACTTTCAATTTAGGTCCTAATAATTTAAAAACCAGCACCATGTTAAAAGAATTAAACTCTGGTAATTTCACAAAAGTACCCAGCGAAATTAAAAGATGGAATAAAGCTGGTGGCAAGACATTAGATGGTTTGATTCGTAGACGTGAAGCTGAAAGTCTTTTATTCCAAGGTAAAGAGTGGCATGAGGTCTAATGTCAGAGGTTTCCTTAAAAGACTTTGATATATTATCTCAACAAGACCAAGCTGAAGCCGTAGCTTTACTTAATAGGTTTGAACAGCTAAAAAAGCAAGATTCTTGTCAAAAAGATTTTATAACCTACTTAAAACACATGTGGCCTGAGTTTGTAGAAGGTCGTCATCATAAAATTATTGGTGAAAAATTTAATCGTATAGCTCAAGGTAAATTAAAACGGTTAATCGTATGTTTACCGCCAAGACACTCTAAATCTGAGTTTGCAAGCACTTTCTTTCCTAGTTGGATGATGGGTTTGCGCGGTAATTTAAAAATAATTCAAACTACTCACACAGCAGAACTGGCAGTCAGGTTCGGTCGTAAAGTCAGAAATATAATTGGTAGCCAAGAGTACAGCACTATATTTCCTGATTTAAAACTGCAAGCTGATAACAAATCCGCAGGTAGATGGACATCTAATCAAGATGGAGAGTTCTTTGCCGCAGGTGTAGGTGGTGCTATCACAGGACGAGGCGCAGATTTATTGATTATTGACGACCCTCACTCAGAACAAGATGCCATGTCACCAACAGCTATGGAAAGCGCTTATGAATGGTACACATCAGGTCCAAGACAGCGTTTACAGCCTGGCGGCATTATTATCATTGTAATGACACGATGGAGTACAAAAGACCTCGTTGGAAAAGTGCTTAAAAAACAAACAGATGAATACGCTGATAAATGGGAGGTGGTTGAGTTTCCAGCGATCATGCCAGAGTCAGACACACCTTTATGGCCTGAGTTTTGGAAAAAAGAAGAACTTTTATCTGTAAAAGCATCTTTACCTATTTCTAAATGGAACTCTCAATGGCTACAAAATCCTACTGCTGAAGAAGGCGCTATAGTAAAAAGAGAATGGTGGAGAACATGGGATCGTGACGTTCCGGCTTACAGTTATGTAATTCAAAGTTACGATACTGCTTTTAGTAAAAAAGAAACGGCTGACTATTCTGCAATAACAACTTGGGCTATTTTTAGTCCCAGAGATGGAGAAGCAGATCAAATAATATTGTTGGATGCAAAAAGAGTGCGTGTAGACTTCCCAGAATTGAAAAAATTAGCATGGGAAGAATACAAATATTGGGAGCCAGATTGTATATTGATTGAAGCTAAAGCAAGCGGTACACCCTTAACACAAGAGTTACGCAGGATGGGTATTCCTGTAACATCTTACACTCCAAGTAGAGGACAAGATAAAATAGCGCGAATGAACTCTGTAGCACCAATATTTGAATCTGGTATGGTGTGGGCTACCGAAGATCAATTTGCAGATGAAGTAATACAAGAAATGGCATCTTTTCCTTACGGAGATCACGATGATTACTGTGATTCTGCTACAATGGCACTAATGAGGTTTAGACAAGGCGGTTTCGTATCGCTCGATGAAGACTATCAAATGGAGGCAGATTTACTACCACGAAAACGCACGGTTTATTATTAAAACTTGCAAGGCGTGTTAAACTGAGAAGCTATGGCTATAGAAAAACGAGAATTAGGTACTCAAGATAATCCTGATATTAATGTAGGTGGTAGTGCAGTTGAGGTTTTTCCAGAGCCTACAAGACAAGATCAAATACGTGAAGCTGCTGAAATTTTAGTCACCGAAGAAGAAATATTAGTAGGTGATGAAATTGATATGCCAGAAACTTTACAGGAACAAATACCATTTGATGCTAACCTTGTTGAGTTTGTTGACGAAAACGAATTACAAAAACTATCTAACGATATTTTGTCAAGCATACGTCATGACAAACAATCACGTAGCGAGTGGGAAAAAACATACGTTGATGGTTTAAAATACCTTGGAATGAAGTTTGACGAAGCAAGGTCTGAACCATTTGAAGGTTCAAGCGGTGTTATTCATCCGATTTTGGCAGAAGCCGTTACCCAATTCCAAGCGCAAGCATACAAAGAATTATTACCAGCTAAAGGACCAGTTAAAACACAATTAGTAGGTCAACGTAGCGCGGAAACAGAAGCACAAGCTGACAGAGTTCAGGAATTTATGAACTTTTACATTATGAACGTAATGCAAGATTACGATCCAGAGCTTGATATGTTGTTATTTTATTTACCGTTAGCGGGTTCTGCGTTTAAAAAAATATACTTTGACACTGTTTTAAATAGAGCTGTATCAAAATTTATATCCCCAGAAGATTTAATTGTTCCATACGAATCTTCAGATATTAGTAGCGCAGAGAGGGTTACACATGCAATTAGCATGTCTCGTAATGAAATCAAGAAACAACAATTGTCAGGTTTCTACGCAAACGTGGATATTAAATCTAACTCTTACAGCACAGATAACGATGATATTCAAGAAGAAATAGATGAAATACAAGGTATTAGCCCGTCTTACGCTGAAGATAGAGATCACACTGTGTATGAAGTACATACGATACTTGATTTACCAGGATATGAGGATTTAGATGCAGAGGGTAATCCAACAGGTTTAAAACTGCCTTACATTGTAACAATAGATGAATCGTCACAAACAGTTCTATCTATTAGACGTAATTTCTTAGAAAGCGATCCTTTTAAAAACAAAATTAATTATTTTGTGCAATACAAGTTCTTGCCAGGTCTAGGCTTTTATGGTTTAGGACTGTCACACATGATTGGTGGTCTATCAAAAGCATCAACATCTATTTTACGGCAGCTCATAGATGCTGGCACATTAGCTAACTTACCTGCTGGCTTTAAAGCTCGCGGTATGAGAATAAGAGATGAAGACGAGCCGTTACAACCAGGCGAGTTTAGAGATATTGACACAACTGGCGGTTCTTTAAGAGAGAACTTAATACCATTGCCTATTAAAGAACCAAGTAATGTGCTTATGTCTTTGCTTGGCATTTTGGTAGACAGTGGTAAGCGTTTTGCCTCAATAGCGGATATGAATGTTGGTGACATGAACCAAGCCATGCCTGTAGGCACTACTGTTGCGCTACTTGAGCGCGGCACTAAAGTAATGAGCGCCATACATAAAAGATTGCATTACGCGCAAAGATTAGAGTTTCAATTACTTTCTAGGTTATTTAGCGAATACTTACCACCAGAGTATGCCTACGAAACTGGCACTGGTCCTAGAGAAGTAAAACAAACTGATTTTGATGATCGTATAGACGTTATACCTGTATCAGACCCTAATATATTCAGTCAAAGTCAACGTATTACACTTGCGCAAGAGCTTTTACAGATGGTTCAGTCAAACCCTCAAGTTCATGGACCAAATGGTATTTATGAAGCTTATAGACGTATGTACGGAGCTTTGGGTGTTGATAATATTGAGTCTCTACTAGCACCACCTATAGATACTACAGAAAGACCAATAGATGCGGGTCTTGAAAACAGTGGTTTTTTGATGGGTCAGGTTGCGAAAGCTTATCAAGGTCAAAACCATGCGGCTCACGTAGAAACTCACAGAGCTTTATTTTTAACACAAGTTGTTAAAGAAAACGCTCAAATACAAAGTTTGATTATCAGTCATGTAATGCAGCATCTACAATTTTTAGCATCTGAGATAGCTCAACAGCAAATACCGCCTGAGTTGGTGGAAAGAATTAATCAAATACAACAAACATTAGGTCAGATGCCGATAGATCAACAACAACAAGCAGCTCAAGATATACAAATTTTGCTGGAACAATTTACCTCACCGATCATGGCTCAACTTAGCCAAGAGTTTTTACAGTCAATCGGACAAGGCGCAGAAGATCCTTTGGTTGAAATTAGAAAAACTGAATTAGAGTTGCGCGATAAGCAGATAGATCAAGATCAACAGCAATTTGAATCTAAACAAAATCAACGCGCCCAAGAAAAATTACTAGAAAATGAAATACTTAAAAAACGTATAGATGTGCAAAAAGATACAGCCGATGATAAACTCGATCTTGCTAGTAAAAGATTAGAACAGCAAGCAAACTTAAAACTTCTTGAATTAGAGCAAAAGATGAGAGGCTAGGCTAGGAGAGAAACATGACAACAAGCTATAAGTTAGAAGCTATAAAAGCTTTGAAGGCAAGAAAAAAATTAGAACATGAGGCTGAAGCACAGGCATTGTCAGAAAAATTAGCTGAACAAGCAAAAGCTGATGCTGAAAATGCAGCAAGAATTGAAAAAAAACTTAAATTAATAGCAAGCGGTGAGTCTGCACCTGCTGAAAAACAAACAAAACCCGTTGCTAAGAAAAAAGTAACCAAAAAGACAGCCAGTAAAAAAGTAGCAAAGAAAGCTGGTCGTCCATCAAAGAAAAAGGCATAAATATGGAAGGTTATACAAAATATCAATCTAAGAAGAAAACCATTAGAGAAGTCACACCAAGAGTTAATAATCCAGAGATTATCGTCAATAGCGTTGTAAAAAATGCTGGTGTTGAACAAATTGTTGACATGAAAGGCAAAGGCGCAGCAACAAAAGGCTTGAAGTTTAAAGTAAGAGCGTGATAGACGACATAACCCTATACGATAAATTAAAAAATGTTATCAGAGAACGCGAGTCTCAGATACAAGAAACACTTATGTCTGGTGCATTAGAAAGTATAGAACATTATAAATTTTTGCAAGGAGAGCTATCTGCGTTATACTATATCGAATCGGAGATAAAAGAGTACAACAAGGAAATATAGCGGATGTCTGAAACAGCAAAAAAAGTAGCTACAGATGCTTATGTAGAAGCAGATGACAGGGTTCTCGATCCAACTTTACTAGATAAATCAATTTTAGAAAGGATGCCACAACCGACAGGTTGGAGAATCTTAGTTCTGCCTTATGGTGGCAAACAAAAATCCAAAGGCGGTATTATTTTAACAAATGAAACTGTTGAAAGAGAAAGCCTTGCAACCGTGGTTGCTTACGTTGTGAAAATGGGACCGCAATGTTATAACGACACAAACCGTTTTGGATCAACCCCTTGGTGTCAAGAAAAACAATGGGTGTTGATAGGTCGCTATGCTGGTTCACGCTTTAAGCTAGAAGATGGAGCTGAAGTAAGAATTATCAATGACGATGAAGTTATAGCAACAATCCTTGATCCTGATGATATAATGAGTGTGTAAAAATGATAGAAAAAACTGAAAATCAAGAAACACCAGAAGAACAGATTGAAGTAAATATTCAAGATGATGCTGTTGTTGAAGCTAACACAGATTCAAAAGTTGCTAGTTCTGATGAAGAATTAGAAAATTATACAAAGGGTGTAAGTAAACGGATAAACAAGAAAAATGCTCAAATCAAAGCTGCTGAAGAAAGAGCCGCACATTTTGAGCAAATTGTTCGTCAACAACAAGAGCAACTATCAACATTAACTAAAAATCAACAAGCCCAACAAGCCACAGTATTACAAAAGGAAGAAGAAGCTCTTGAAGTAAAAGAAAGGGAGGCTGCTGATCTTTACAAAAGAGCTGTAGAAGCTGGTGACGCTGATTTAATGAGTAAAGCAGATGATCTCAAAGGCGATCTAAGGATTCAGAAAGAAAAGATTGCTGTTGCAAAGCGCAAAACAGAGCAAAATCAGACTCAAGAAGTGCAACAAGTAGACCCTGCTACTTATCAAGAACAACCGCAACAACCTCAACAACAAGCACAGCCTACAAAAGAAGCACTAAATTGGTATGAAAATAATAAATGGTACGGTGATCAAGACGATCCGACCAGTATGGAAGCAACTCAGTTTGCTTTCTTTCAACATAACATGCTTATTAATGAAGGTTACGAAGCAGACTCAGATGAGTATTATGGCGAATTAAATAACAGAATTTATAAAGTATACCCTCAGTTGCAATCTGCAAGTGAGACTGACGATCAAAAGGATAATAGACCCTCCGTGCAAAGAGTCGCATCCGCTTCCGTTGGAAGTCGTCAACAAACACGTAGTAAAAAGAACGGCGTAACTTTCTCAAAATCAGAAGTCGAGCGCCTTCGTGGGTTAAAACCTCATAACATGTCAGAATCAGACTGGTTAAAAAGGGTAGCCCAAGAGAAGCAAAAAATAGCTCAAAGGGAGGCAATGTAATGACAACTGAAAAGAAAGTAGCGAATCGAAACTCACGTGAATCCGAAGCTCACGATAATCAACTTCGTAGTAAACCTTGGAGGCCAGTTAGAAACCTAGAAGCTCCACCTCCACCGCCAGGTATGACTTATCGGTGGATTAGGAGTGCAATGCTCGGTGAAGAAGATCGCTCTAACGTATCAAGACGTGTCCGTGAAGGATGGGAGCTTGTTAAATTAGAGGAACTTCCATCCGAATGGCAGCACATGTCAACCGTTGCAGTAGGTAAATCATCTGGCATCATTAATAATGAAGGTTTAATTTTGGGTAAAATGCCTACGGAGATGGTTGAACAACGTAATGCTTACTATCAAAAGAAAAACGTAGATCAGGTCGAAGCTTTGGATAACACTGTTTTCAATGATTCACGAAAAGATGGACGATACGTTAAATACGATCCTCAAAGGGATACCAAAGTTACCTTCGGTAAACAATAATTTAGGAGTGTAACAATGGCTAATAAAGATGCCGCTTTTGGCATGAAACCAGTCAAGATGATTGGTGGATCGCCATACACCGGAGGCGTGAGTCGATATCGCATAGCTGCTAACTATGGTACAGCAATATTTCAAGGCGATATGGTGGCTCAGGTCACAGGTGGGACAATCGAAGTACACGCCGACGGCGGAACTGTGCCGATCGTTGGAGTTTTTAACGGTTGTAGCTTTACAGACCCCACAACTGGTGAACAAGTATTTAGCAATCATTATCCTGCATCTACAAATGCAAGTGACATCATTGCTTTTATCATTGACGATCCAAATGTCGTATTTGAGATACAGGCCGATAGTGCCTTCCCTATTGCAGACTTATTTGGCAATTTCGACGTTGTGTATACAACTGCTGGAAGCACGGCAACTGGAATTTCAGGAGCCGAGTTAAAAGTAGCTGACGGTGGAACTGGAACAACATTGTCTATTAAGGCAATCGACATTTCAGAAGATCCTGATAACAATGATGTTTCGTCTGCAAATACAAATGTATATGTAGTAATTCAAAACCATGTATTCGGCGTTAAAGGCGCTGGGTTAGCTTAAAGGAGTTAATTTATGGCTATTTCAAGAGCGCAATTAGCTAAAGAGCTAGAACCAGGCTTAAACTCTCTTTTTGGTATGTCTTATGACAGCTACGGTGGTCAAGAATATGCAGATATTTTTGCAACCGAAGATTCACAAAGAGCGTTTGAAGAGGAAGTTCTTATTACAGGCTTTGGCAGCGCGCCAAATAAAACAGAAGGTGGATCAGTTGCCTTTGACAATGCTAACGAGGGCTTCACGGCCCGCTACACACATGATACTGTAGCGTTGGCTTTCGCACTTAATAATTTCTGTGGGTGCGCTGCGTAGGAATACGCAGGACATAAGATGGTGAATTCAGGGAACATCTCAATAGAGACAATCCTGAGCCAAGCCCGAAAGGGAAGGTGCAACGACTATTCCGAAAGGAAGTACACTCAAGCGAGTGGAAGCGCCATCCAACCAGAACGGTTGAAGATATAGTCTGATCTGCATGGTGACATGCAGCAGTCTTGGAAACAAGACGGGATCGAAAGTAGCGAATCGGTCTGAACATAAAAAGTCATTATAAATCAATGACTTATGGACAGAAGAAGCGATAGAAGATAATTTATATGATTCTTTAGGCAAACGGTATGTGAAAGCACTCGCAATGTCGATGGCACACACTAAGGAAGTGAAGGGAGCAGATGTACTTAACAATGCTTTTTCTTCATCTTTCACAGGTGGTGACGGCGTTTCGTTGATCAATACTTCTCATCCATTAGCAGGCGGCGGTACGGCCGCTAACAGAGCCACCACAATGGCCGATTTGAATGAGACAAGTCTTGAAGATAATCTGATTGACATTTCTACATTCACTGATGATCGAGGTCTTACTATCTCAGTACAAGCGACGAAACTTATTGTTCCGCCACAACTTGTATTTGTTGCAGATCGTATTCTCAACTCACCAGGTAGAACTGGCACAGCAGATAATGACTTGAACGCAATCAGAAACACAGGTGTTATTCCTGGTGGTTACAGTGTTAACCATTACTTGAATGATCCTGATGCTTACTTCTTGATGACAACTGTTACTGAAGCGGGAGAAGGTCTAAAGATGTTCCAAAGAACAGGTATGGAAACATCAATGGAGCCTGATTTCACAACAGGTAACATTCGTTATAAAGCGCGTGAGCGTTATAGCTTTGGTTTCTCTGATTGGAGAGGAATCTTTGGCTCGCAAGGTGCATAAATGAACCAACAGTAGGGTTTATTACTCAACTACTGATGAAAGGGAGCTTCGGCTCCCTTTTTTTATCTAAATAAATATTTACAAAAACTTGCACAAATATATCAATAAAGATAGATTTAATTTATGAAATTAAATTTAGATTGGTCAGAAAAAAAAATACACACAGACGGACGTTTTATCCAAACTGCCTTACCCACATCTGAATTTTGGCAATCGTGGAGAGAAAACAAACAAAAAATCAAGTCTGCTGGCTATTCTGTAATAAAATTTGATGAAACATGGTTTGTAACTCGTTTTTTTGAAAACAAACAAGCTATTGCTGACTCTCAGGCTATAAATGCAGACATAAATATACCCGTACCAGATGGATTATCTTACTTACCGTACCAAAAAGCAGGCATAGCTTATGCAGTGCAAAGACAATCTACGTTGATTGCAGATGAAATGGGTCTGGGTAAAACCATTCAAGCCATTGGTGTAATCAATGCTATCAAACCAAAGAGTGTGTTAGTCATTTGTCCAGCATCTATCAAGATAAACTGGAAAAATGAGATGACTAAATGGCTAGTCTCTGAACGTGAGATACACGTTGTAGAAGGTGGATCAGATGAAATACCAGATAGTTCAGATACCATTATTATTAATTACGACATTTTGACCAAGCATAAAGAAACTATTTACAACCGCTTTTGGGATGTTGTCATTATGGACGAAGCTCATTACATCAAGAATCCAAAAGCTAAGAGAACAAAGGTTGCTGTAGGTGTTAAATCTCAACGTAAGATAGTGCTAACTGGTACGCCCATAACTAACAGACCGATTGAGTTACAACCGATTGCTGGTTATCTTGACCCTGAAACATTTGGTAATTTCTTCAGATTTGCACACAAATATGCAGGCGCATACAAAGATAAGTTCGGTTGGCATTACGATGGCGCTTCTAATTTAGATGAATTACAAAGATTATTGCGTCAATCCTTTATGATTCGTAGAAAAAAAGACGAAGTATTAAAAGAATTACCTCAAAAAATAAGACAAACAATATTACTGCCAAGCAACAAATATAAGAATGAAATAAAAAAAGAGTTTGCATCATTAGCTGATGCAGCTAAAGAAACTCAAACAAAAGACATAGATTTTGAAAAGATGTCTGAAGTAAGACATGAAACTGCACTAAAAAAAGTGCCTGATATAGTCGATCATCTCACTGATATAAATCATCAAGTAGTGGTTATGGCTCATCACAAAAATGTTGTAGATGGCATAAAACAAGGGCTTGAAGCCATAGGTAAAAAGGTTGTCACGTTAACAGGAGACTGCAATCAAACTCATAGGCAAAAATCCGTGGATACATTTCAGGCTGGAAAAGCAGATGTTTTTATAGGCACTATTGGCGCTGCGGGTGTTGGAATAACACTAACCAAAGCGAGTCATGTGGTTTTTGCAGAGTTGGATTGGGTTCCTGGCAATATGTCACAGGCAGAGGATAGATGTCATAGGATAGGACAAGATAACTCTGTTTTAGTGCAACATTTAGTGGTAGATGGATCAATCGACGCTAGGCTTGCAAAGGTTTTGGTTAAAAAACAAAAAGTGTTAGATAAAACTTTAGATAATTTGGTATACTGATTTGGTCTTTATGGCAATCAGATAGGCTGATTGCTGGTCTAACTTAGGAGGACTGTAAATGACAACACACTTTACAAGCGGAGTTACCAATGTTGGAGCAGATTCAACATTAGGTAAACTAAAAGCACCTGCACCGCACAAATATCATACTTACTTTAATGATTTTGATACTTATCTAGCAAGTGATTGGACGATCACAACAACCGAAGGTGGATCAGGCGATGCCTCTGAAGCTTTAGCAGACGGTGACGGTGGTTTACTTTTAATTACCAATGACGATGCTGATAACGATAATGACTTTTTGCAGCTAGTAAAAGAAGGTTTTAAGTACGAAACTAGCAAACAGTTGGCTTTCAACATCAGATTTAAAACTAATGATGCAACTCAAACTGATATCGTTGCTGGCTTACAGCTCACGGATACATCTCCATTAGATGTAACCGATGGTATCTTTTTCTTGAAAGAAGATGGAGCTGCTACAATTAGCTTTATCGTAGAAAAAGACAGCACTCAATCAACATTAACTTTGCCTAATTCTTTGGCTGATGACACTTTCATGACGCTTGGTTTTGTTTACGAGCCAAAAGATCAGAAGTTTCACGTTTTCCAAAACAATGTTTTGGCTGGCACTGTAGTTAGCACTAATGCACCTGATAACGAAGAGTTAACAGTTTCATTTGGCATACAAAATGGTGCTGCTGCTGCAAAAACTTTGACTGTTGATTATATCGGAGCAAGTAAAGAGCGCACAGCTACCACTGAACTTTAGGAGGTGACACATGGCTGATGCAGTAGCGACACAAACTATTCAAGACGGCGAAAGAAACGTCGTCATGCGGTTTACCAACGTGTCTGACGGCACTGGCGAGTCAGCAGTAAAAAAGGTAGATGTATCTGCTTTGGCTGCAAACTCAGCCGGACAAGCTTGCACTGAGGTTCACATCCAAAGAATTTATTGGATGACGGTCGGCATGTCAGTAAAATTAGAATTTGATGCAAGTACTAATGTCTTACTGACACATATACCAGCCGATGCAACTGGCGATGAATACTATGATAACTTTACTGCTATCCCAAATAATGCTGGTTCTGGCAAAACTGGAGACATTGATTTCACAACTGTGGGTCATTCCAGTGGAGACAGTTACACTATTATTTTGGAGATGATTAAGAGATACGATTAAAGGTTATGTAAATTATGTCACTTGGTAGTTCGTTTAAAGGAATAGATCAAAACTTCTCCAATATGGATGTAGGATTGCAAGGTCTTTTATCTAAATTTAGGTTTGATAAACAAGGCAGACCTATTTTAGATGTTAGTGGTAATATAAAATTATCCGAAGCAGGTCAAGCACAATTAGATAGACAAAAAGCTAGACCTAAAAGAAGGAGAGTTCTTTTACCAAGCACTCCACATCCATTTAGCGGCATAAGTAGTATTGCTATGAACATGGCTAGATCGCAAGGGTTAAACGGAGATAGCACACAAGCTTCTCCGTTTACCCCTAATTTAGGCGGTTTCGTACCCAAATTTAGATTGAAAGCTCAACCATCTACGTCTACACCAACCATGCCTATTTCACAAAGACAAGCTGGTATATTAAGTATTATGCCAAGGATGAATAGATTTGGTTCAGGTGAAACCGTAATGCAGGGGATGATGTAAACATGGCTAAAGAAAAATTAAACAAAGTAATTAAGGGCTTGAAAAAAGCAAGCAAGACACATGCACAACAAGCAAAAACTTTAAGCTCTATTAAAATGAAAAAAGGCGGTAGTGCTTCAAAGATACCAGATAATGTTGCAAATCCAGCGATATATCGCAAAGCCAAAGCAAAAATGAAACGAAAGTTCGATGTTACACCCTCAGCGTATAGTAGCGGGTATTTGGTTCAAGAGTACCAGCGCATGGGCGGCAAATATAAAGGTGCTAAGAAAGCTGAAGGTGGTGAGGTAAGTTTAAAACCAATACCTGAAGGAAATAAAGGTTTACCAAAATTACCTCAAAAAGTAAGAAACAAAATGGGTTTTATGGCGAAAGGCGGCAGCGTGGAGGTTCAAGCAAGGGGTTGTGGAGCTGTAATGAGTAACAAGCTTAAAAAAACAAGAGTGCCAAGAAGCTAATGCCTGCCAAACTAGCAACTATAAAAAAGAAAATTAAAGAAGGTAAACGCTTAGGATTCAGTGAGCGTGCGTCTGCAAAAGCAAGAGGTTTAATAAAAAGAGCAGACGGCACTAAACGAAAAAGTGCTAAATACAAAAAATGAAAAAGAAAAAAGACCCAAAGGTAGGTACAGGTAAAAAGCCAAAAGGTACGGGTAGAAGGCTTTACACCGATGAAAATCCTAAAGATACGGTTAGTATCAAATTTGCAACTATGAAAGATGCAGATAAAACCGTGAATAAAGTAAAAAGAATTAAAAAACCATTTGCAAGAAAAATACAAATACTTACAGTTGGCGAACAAAGAGCTAAAGTTATGGGTAAAACTGGTATAGCTAACGTGTTCAAAAGAGGTAAAGAGGCTATTAGGAGACAACATGGCAAAGCCTAAAGGTGGTCTTACTAAATGGTTTAAACAAAATTGGGTAGACATTGGCGCGCCAAAAAAAGGCGGTGGTTTTGCTAAATGCGGTCGCACTAAATTAAAAAAAGATATGAAAAGAAAGTATCCTAAATGTGTGCCAGCTGCAAAAGCAGCACAAATGTCAAAATCTCAAATAGAATCAGCCGTAAGGCGTAAACGAGCAAAAAAACAAGGTGTGGGTGGTAAACCAACAAACGTAAAAACCATACTCAAAAGTGGTGGTGGTAAAGTAATGAGACAATCAAACATGGGCTTGTTTGGTAGAGTCTGAGGAGCAAAAAAATGTTTAGAAGTACCAAAGGTTATTCAATGAATAAGAAATCCAAGGGTGGCGCAATAAAACGAAAATCTAAAGGAGGATCGTTAATGCGTAAATCTAAGGGTGGATCAATGATGAAGAAGTCTAAAGGAGGATCGTTAATGCGTAAATCTAAGGGCGGTTCTCTCATGAAAAAGTCTAAAGGCGGTTCTATGATGCGTAAATCAAAGGGCGGTTCTATGATGAAGAAGTCTAAAGGTGGAGCTATGATGCGCAAATCTAAAGGCGGTTCTCTTATGAAAAAATCAACAGGTGGTGCAATTACTGAAAAGGAAGCACTCAGCATAATTAATAAAGTGCTTAAAGAAACTGGAGCTGCTATCTCTGAAAAAGAAAAAGAAACTTTGAGAAAAGCTATTTCAACCAAACGTCCTATGCCTGGCAAAATATCAAGATTCTTAGGAAAAGCATCGCGAAGAAAAGATCCAAAAAATAGATCATTACCAAAGAAGTCTAAAGGTGGAGCAATCAAACGTAAGAGTAAAGGCGGTTCTCTACAACGTAAGAGTAAAGGTGGCTCTATGATGCGTAAAGCAAGAGTAGCTACAGCCACACGTAAGAGTAAAGGTGGAGCTATGATGCGTAAAAGCAAGGGTGGCTCTATGAATAAAAGATCAAGGAAAATATAAAACCGGAGAAAAAATATGTACCTAATAAGTAATATCCCTCATTTCAAATGTTGGGTGAGGAGGGAATTTACTCACAATCATGAAGAATATCATGACGAGTATCTTCATGCGTTAGCTATAGCTGTAAATACTATCCCTGATAGGTCACTAAGCTTTCAAGTTGTATTTACAGGCTGTGAATCAGATTGCGAGGATTCGGATGAAGAAAATATACATGGAGGAGCTATGTGGGCTAGGATGCCAATACAAGGGTTGGTTTTTGACATGCCATTAGAGGATTTTCCAAAACCAATGGAAGATCATTTAGCCCAGCCTTGGGATTGTGAATCAAGGCATCATGCGGTGACTGTCATGGATCGTGTCAGTTCATCACCGTGGATTGCAAAGATAGATGGTGAATTTTATCAAGCTAAGTATTTATTTACGGTTGACTATACAGATTCAGATATTGCAGATGATCCTGCACAACATAAGCAAAGTCATGTATGCTATATAACTGAAGATTGTGAATGGAAAGGAAATATTGTTGCTTTACCTAACAACCGAGTAAGGGCAACATCTCCCGCACTATGGGTTACAGGTGAGGGCGCACCAGATTTCAAACCATCGCAATGGGCGCATAGTGCTGAAGGACATGAAAGTTATTTAGACCCAGCGATAACTTTTGATAATTTATATGAGGATTGAACATGGCTAAAATGACAGAAGCAGCTACAAAAAAGATGATCAAAGAGTTGAAAATGGCTTCTCGTTTACATGCAGGTCAAGCTGCACGGCTAGAAAAAACATTACAAAAACCAAAGAAAGCTAAAAAGTAATGGCACTTTCAGGCAGTAAAAATTTTGAACCAGATGTAGCTGAATATGTAGAAGAGGCTTTTGAGCGCTGTGGTTTAGAACTACGCACAGGCTATGATTTACGCTCTGCGAAAAGAAGCATCAACTTAATGTTAGCTGAGTGGGCTAATAGAGGTTTGAACCAGTGGACAATCAAAGAAAAAGACATAACTTTGGTTAAAGATACTAAGACCTACAACATAGACACCACTAACGCCACAGCACCGATTGATGTTTTAGATATTTACATTAGAGAAACCATTAATAATCAAACGACCGATTTTCCGCTTAACAAAATTAGTCGCGCAGAATACGCTAATCTCTCTACAAAAAGCACAACAGGAAAGCCAAACCAAGTTTTTGTTGACAAACAAACTACTCCTACAATAACTGTTTGGCCTGTTCCTGATAAAAATAGCACATACACAGTGCGCATGAACGTATTAACTAGAATGGATGATGCAGATGGCGCAACAGATACAGTAGATATGCCGTTTCGTTTTTTCCCATGTTTTACAGCAGGCTTGGCTTACTATATAAGCATGAAAAGAGCGCCAGATAAAACACCTATATTAAAGCAAATCTACGAAGAAGAGTTTACAAGAGCTTTATCACAAGATGAGCCAAGAACCTCCTTTAGGATTTCACCTCATTTAACCAGGTATAATCACCCGTAATGGTTGCAAAAAGAAAAAAACAAGTAAATCCTCCAGTGGGTACAAAAGCTCATAAAGCTAGGATGGAGAGACAGCGAGCAAGACGCGCTATGGATGCTAAAGCAAAAAAAAGCGGCGGTGATAAAAATAAAAACGGGATTGCAGACAAAAGAGAAAAAAAAGATATTTCTCATAAAAAAGCACTTTCAAGAGGTGGTACAAACAAAGACGGTTACAAACTTGAATCAAGAAGTAAAAATAGAAGTAGGAATTATAAGTAAAAAGGTTGATAAATGGCTTTTGCATCAGGAAAAGAGGCTTATGGTATTTGTGATATAACAGGATTTCGTTATAAGCGCAGAGAAATGAAGAAAACGTGGAATGGTTTGATAGTCGGACCAGATCAATTTTCTCCTAAACATCCTCAATTAGACCCAAAACCAAAGCCATCTGATCCACAGGCTATAAGAAATGCAAGACCTGATACAGCAGATGATAATAATTCTTTCGTATTGTATACAAATGTGGACAAAGGTATACTTGGAACTAAACTAGATACTTATGAAATTTCTGTAAGTGTAGGCGAGGTAACAATAACAACATCATGAGTTTTACGTTAGCGACTTTAAAAACTGCGATACAAGATTATTTAGAGTGTACAGAAAGCACTTTTGTTAATAATCTACCTACTTTTATACAAGAATCTGAATCTCGTATATTTAAACTTGTTCAGCTTCCAAAACAACGTAAAAACGTAACAGGCACGGTTTCTTCAAGTAATCGTTTTTTAGCAACGCCTAGTGATTTTTTTGCACCGTTTAGCTTGGCTGTTATATCAAGCAATACTTATCACTATTTAGATTACAAGCATCCTTCTTTTATTAAAGAATTTGCACCGAATACAACAACATCTGGTAGACCAAGATATTACTCTTTGTTCGATGACACGGCTTTTGAGCTATCACCTGTGCCAGATGCTAATTACGACATTGAACTACATTATTTACACAAACCAGCGTCCTTAACATCGGGTGCAGAAAGTGGAACTACATTTTTATCCACAGATTTTCCCGATGCCCTTTTATATGGCTCTCTTGCTGAGGCGGCAGTTTTCTTAAAAGAATCTCCAGATGTTATCGGAGTGCTAGAACAAAGATTTAAAGAAGCCATTGTTAGAATGAAGAATCTATCAGAGGGACGTGAAACTAGAGATGAATACAGATACGATTTGCTGAGAACCGGAGTCAGTTAAATGCAAAAAATTGAGTCGCTAGAAGGCGCTCACATAGCGATTGTTGCGTTGGGCAACTCTCAAGTAGATTATGCAATCGGCGCAGAAAACAGTATGCAATGGGATGAAGTGTGGACTGTAAACTCAGCAGCAGCCGTTTATAAATCAGACAGAATGTTTATGCTAGATCCTGCTAGTCGTTTTTTTGATACCGATGATGCGGGTGCGCAAACCGATGTTATGAAGCGGTTTTTACCTGTATGCGACATACCTTGCTACACATGTGAACTGGATGAGCGTGTACCCAGCGCAGTTTTGTATCCTATAAAAGAAATAATACAAGACACGCAATGCGCATACCTCAACAACACAATACCCATGACGATTGCTTTTGCGTACTGGCATAAAGTAGCTCGCATAGATTTTTTTGGTGTTGACTACAGTTATCAACACAATTTGCATTTTGCAGAGGCGGGTAGAGCTTGTGTAGAGTTTTGGTTGGCAAAGTGTATGGAGGCTGACATCAATATAGGTGTTTCTCACAGATCAGCTTTACTTGATCAAAATGTACCGCTAAACGAGAGAATCTATGGTTTTCATAGACTAAATGATCCAATTGTTGCTGTGAAACATGAATCTGACTGGATTGTATGTGAAAATTCAAAAATAGAGAAAGAAATGGAAAGAGCAGGAGCTAAAGCACCAGAACCAGTAATGTCACCGGAGCCTTATCGTGGGTGAGATGGGTAAAGACAGCTTTATAGAATTAGGCAATGTCATGGTTGAAACCACACATAACAAAGGCCACGATCCTGAGTTTTGGGCTGAACAAATAACTAAAAAGATTTGTGAAATATCAGCCGATGCAGCGCCGCACATAAGGCAACAAGCAGAGGCTTTTCAAAATTACATTTATTTAACAGTTTTGTACGGAATCAAAAACGCTATTACCTCAGATCGAACAACTATGGTAAACTTATTATCAAGCCAAGGTCATAACGACATGGCAAAAATTATCAAGGAACTATAGTTATGGCGATATCTAGCGCAATACCAACAAGTTTTAAGCAAGAATTACTTGTAGGCACTCATAATTTTACAGCAAGCTCTGGCAATTCTTTTAAGCTCGCACTATACACATCTAGCGCAACTTTAGGCGCTGGCACAACTGCATTTACAACCACTGGACAAGCATCGGGTACAAATTATACATCTGGCGGAAATACACTGACAAGTGTGACACCAACGACATCGGGAACGACAGCAATTTGCGATTTTGCGGATTTGACATTCGGCACGGCTACCGTTACAGCTCGCGGTTGTATGATCTATAACGACACGCAATCTGACAAAGCCGTTGCTGTAATTGATTTTGGAGGCGATAAAACAAGTACCGCAGGTAATTTTACTATCGTCTTCCCAGCAGCCAATGCGACTGCTGCAATTATTAGATTAGCTTAAAGACTTTAAATTAAATTTTTTGTGGTAAAATTTAGACATGCCACTAACAAAGATAAATTTTAAACCAGGTATTAACAAAGAAGAAACTGACTACGCTAACGAAAATGGTTGGGTAGACGGTAATCTGGTTCGATTCAGGAAAGGTAGACCTGAAAAAATAGGTGGTTGGGAAAGACAATCAGATACCAATACTTACCTTGGTACAGGTAGAGCGTTACACAGTTGGATATCCCTTGGTGGCGCTCGTTATTTAGGTATCGGCACTCATCTTAAATACTATATAGAATCGGGTGCTAGTTATAATGACATAACACCTATAAGAGCAACTACAAGCGCAGGTGATGTAACTTTTAGCGCAACCAATGGCTCAAGCACGCTCACAGTAACCGATACTTCACACGGGGCAATAAACGGAGATTTTGTAACTTTTTCGGGCGCTGCCTCATTAGGTGGCAATGTTACAGCCGATGTTATAAATCAAGAATATCAAATCTTGTTGGTAAGTGATGCAAACACTTATACAGTAACAGCTAAAGATAGCAGTGGTTCTGAGATATCAGCAAACGCGAGTGACAGCGGAAACGGTGGTAGCAGTGTTGTCGGCACATACCAAATAAATACGGGATTAGATGTATATATATCTGGCACTGGTTGGGGACTTGGAACTTGGGGAGAAGGCACTTACGGTAGCGCGGGCGCAATATCTAGCGATGGTCAGCTTAGATTGTGGTCACATGATAATTTTGGTGAAAATTTAATTATTAACCCAAGAGGCGCAGGAATCTTCAGATGGGTTGAAAATAATGGATTAACAACAAGAGCGCTAGAGTTATCAGGCATTACAGGAGCTAGTAAAGTGCCTACTGTTGGCTTGCAAGTCATAACCAGTGAGGTTGACAGACATCTTATAGTTTTAGGTGCTGATCCTATTGATTCCAGTTCTGGAAATAGAACTGGCTCAGTAGATCCTATGCTGGTCGCGTTTAGTGACAGCGAAAATGAATTAGATTTCAACCCAACCGCTACAAATACGGCGGGATCAGTCAGACTTAGCTCTGGATCATTAATAGTTGGTGGCATCAAATCAAGACAAGAAACTCTGATTTGGACAGACACTAGCTTATATTCTATGACTTTCATTGGTCCACCGCTTACTTTTGCCATAAATTTAATAAATGAAGGCGCTGGTTTAATTGCACCGAAAGCCGCTATAAATAGCCCTGTTGGTGTGTTTTTCATGAGTAAAAACGGTTTTTATTACTACAATGGTTCTGTCAAAAAACTACCATGTAGTGTGCAAGATTTTGTATTTTCAGACGTAAACTTGGAACAAGCTTTCAAATGTTACGCATCTTTAGATGCCGAACACTCAGAGGTGTGGTTTTGGTATCCATCGCTTGAGGATGACACAGGAGAAATATCAAGGTACGTCATATATAACTACGAAGAATCAACTTGGAGTATTGGTTCTCTGGTTAGATATGGTTGGCTTGACACGGGGATTGAAGATAAACCACTAGCGACCGCTAAAGTTAGCGGGGAGGGTGTAATTTATGTTCATGAAAGTGGGTTTAACGATGATGATAGCGCAATGTCAAATGTGTTTATTGAATCTGCGGACATTGACATATCAGATGGCGAAAACTTTATGTTTGTCAAAAAATTGATACCAGATATAAAATTTTCGACAAAACTTGGCGTATCTAACACACCATCAATGAATATTGTTATTAAACGTAGAGATTATAATGTTGATACTCTATCAACAGATTCTACAAACGAAATATCAAGCACAACTCGTTTTACTAATTTACGGACGAGAACAAGACAAGTGGTGTTACGCTTCGAATCAGATGATGATAACTCAGTAACGGCAAATATTAAGGATTTTAAATTTAGAGTTGGCGATACCAGATTAGATATACAACCATCTGGGCGTAGAGGATAGTGACTAAGATATTAGAGACTCGCTTGCCTCTAGCAACGGATGAAACAGTTACAAGTGATACTTTTAACCGTTTAGTAAGAATTTTGGAGATAAATTTAGGCGCAAAAGACATAGATCAAACACCCGTTTTTACAAACAGTGAAATTTCTACGTTACAATTCGCCACAGGTGCTATAATATTCAATAGTACAGTAGAAGTTCATCAAGCATTTGATGGAACAGAATTTAGAAATTTGTATGAGCATCAGACATACCCAACTGGTTTGTCTGCAACAGCAGGTATAGGAGCTGTAACAGTTACGATAGGATAAATATGTCATTACAACAATCACTAGAAAATGTTTATAAATTGCCAGTAGGATCTCTAAAAAAATCAGAATCAGGCACAAAGTCTCGCATGAATATGAATGTTTTCCCTGAAAATTACACCGCTCCTCTTTTGCCAGAAAGAATGAATATGAATGTTTTCCCTGAAAATTACACCGCTCCTCTTTTGCCAGAAAGAATGAATATGAATGTTGCTCCTGAAAGCATGAATACAGATGCAGACCCTTCATTACGAGTTTTTATAGAAGATTTAGCCAATCAAATTAGCGAAACAGATGATCCAGATCAAAAAGCAATACTTAATAAAAATGTAGAAAAATTTGAATTGGATGAAAAAGCTCCTCTAGCTGATTTAGCTGAATTAATCAGACAAGCAGGCACAGGTGAAGACACGGTTTTAGCTCATTTAGCGCCTGGTGAAGTAATTTTACCAGGAGAGTTCATGGAAGATGAGCAGTTAGAATCCATGATTGAAGCAAAATTTGATGAGGTTGGTATTAAACCAGAGGAGTATGTTGCTGGCATAGGGATAGCCAGTCTCAATCAAATGACTGGTTTACAGGAATTTGGATTTTTTAAAAAGCTAGGCCGATCACTCGAAAAGATTGCAAAGAAGGTCATCAAGCCAGTTGCAAAGGTGGCTCAGTTCATACCTGGTCCTTGGCAACCGATAGCGGCAATGGCAAATAAAGCCTTTACTGTTTATGACGTAGCCAAAGGCAGAGCAAGCCCTCTAGCTCTAGCTAGTGCTTTTGCACCTTTGCCTGGTGGCGCTGATGCAGGCAAGGGACTCAGTTCTTTCGGAAAAATCAAAGAGTTTTTTACGAAAGGCGCGGATGACGTTGGTTTCCTTGGCAACGTCGGTAAGACTTTGAGTGGCGCAGGCGAAGGTATTGCTGGGCTTATAAGCGGTGGTGGTGCAGATAACATAGGCAGGTTTGGTCGCTTGGGAGATTTCTTAGGCGGTACTAGTGGCGCAAGCGGAGGTATTGCTGGGCTGATCAGAGGCGGTGGTGCAGATAATACCGGTAGCTTTGGCCGTATCGGAGACATATTTAGTGGTGGCGGCATTGATAACAAGGGAAGCTTTGGCAGAATAGGTGATTTTTTCACTGGCGCTGTTGATCCTGAAAAGGAGTTTACTTACTACGATCCAGTGAATGAAGTAATTGTAGATAAAAGAACTGGTAGGGAATATGTGCCACCTGAAATTACTACAACAGATGGAAACTTTTTTAGCAAGTTAATTAGTGGTGGCGGCGCAGACAATAAAGGAAACTTTGGCACTTTAGGCGACATTCTTGGAGGTGGATTAGGTGGTGGCGCTGACGGTGGTGGATTAGGTGGTTTAGGTTCTTTGGCTAAATTAGGTCTGGCAGGCACAGCCGCCGCTAAACTTGGTCAACTTGCAATGGAAGAAGCTAGAAAAGATAGGGGAGTGCCACTAACACCATTAACAACTATGGATGCAGCTGGCAGGTACAATATAGAGGCTGAGATAGCCAGAAGAATGGGATTACCAGCACCTAATCCAGTTGAATTTGGATTAATGCCTAGATTTCCAGCACTAAGCGGTGCGCAATCAGGAGCTAGACGTGAAGCCGTTATATCACCTTATGTGCAACAAGCTGCGATGGGTGGAGCGATTATGCCTATGATGTATGCAGAAGGTGGCGCTGTTGCAATGCAAGAAGGTGGTGAAATGAATCCTAGTGAGTTTCCTAGAATGGATGGTGACATAAATGGACCAGGCACAGAAACTTCTGATGACATACCCGCCATGTTAAGTGATGGTGAATTTGTTATGACAGGGCGTGCTGTACGTGGAGCTGGTTCATTTGAACTAAATGAAGAACCAAACGGTATTTTAACACTTGTGCCTTCTGCCTCTGAGAGCAGGGAAAAAGGCACTCAACTTATGTATAAAATGATGGATGTTTTCGGGAGGTATGCCGATGCTACCAGTTAAAAAATTTCAAACAGGCGGTCTATTAGATGCCAGCACGTATGGCTTAGACCCTGATTTGTACGAGCCATTGACTCAAGAAGAATTTGATAGACAGGAAGCTGAATATTTTGGTGTGCCTGTTGGCGATTTACCAAAATTAAGACAACAAAGAGCTGGTATTACGGGCATACCCGCAGCACAGCCTATGGTTCCTCAAACATCACAGCCAGCGCCGTATGCGACAGGCGCCCAAACAGAAACTGTATCGCGCGATCCAGCCTTACAACAACTCTTATTTGGTTTGGGTGGCGAAGGTGGTTTCATACCAGGTGCTTTTAGAGCCGCAGAGCGCACTTTCTTTGATGAAGAGGGTAGACCCGTTATTGTACCTCAAGAGGTCGCAGGTTTAACCGAAGATCAACTAGCAGCAGCCCAAGCCGCTAGAGATTTAGTGGGCGTACAAGATAGATTTTTAACAGAATCAGAACAAGCTGCAAGACAAGGCGTAGAAGGATTACTAACCTCACTAAGACAAGGCAGGGGTCTAACAGCACTTTCTACAAGAGATTTACTTAATAGATTAGGTGAATCAGAAGAATTATTTAGAGGCACAACAGAGGCTTACGATCCATCTATGACACAACAGTTCATGGACCCGTTTGAAGATGCTGTCGTGCAACAAACAATAGATGATGTCATCAAACAAGCTAACATAGCCGATATAGAGCAAACAGCTAGAAATATAAGAGCTGGCGGCGAATCAGCCTTTGGATCAAGAGCAAGACTTAGTAAAGATGAATTAAGTGAGGCGATAGGTAGAGGTCTTGCAAAAGAAATAGCAGGCATACGCTCAAGAGGCTTTTCCGAAGCACAACAAACAGGTCTAGGTGAGTTTGCAAGGCAACAACAAGCTGCAAGAACAGCCGCTACTGGATTAGCTGGGCTGTCTGCGCAAAGATTTGGTGCAGGCACAGGTTTAGGGCAACAATTGGTTGATTTTGGTCGAGCAGGACAACAAGCTCGTACAGGATTTGGTGGCTTCTTACAAAATTTAGGCACTCAAGCGCAACAAGCAGGACTTGGTGGTATAGATTTGTTATCAACTTTTGGCGGTCAGCAGCAACAGCAGCAACAACGATTACTTGATGCACAAAGAGCAAATGCTTTACAGGCGCAACAAGCTCCTCTACAGCAGTTTCAATCACTATTACCTTTTGTTACAACAGCTACGCAAACAGCAGGAAGGCAAGCACAAGCACAACAGTTCGCACCGCCGCCTAGCCCATTACAGGCAGGATTAGCAACTGGTTTGGGTGCATTTGGCGCATTTGGTAACATGCTTAATCCAAGGAATTAGTAATGGCTATCAATCAAAATAGTCTTAGTTCTGAAGAAATACTTGATTTATACCGAGGTTTGCAACAGCAACCAGTAAGTAAATCTGATGTAGACGAAGAACTTTTTAAAATATCTACGCTATTTCCTAATCCAAGGCGACAAAATATATTTGATTTAGCATCAGCTTTATCAGCAGGCTTGGCGGCGCAAGCTGCAAGCGGTCAACCTCCATCTATAGCTTATGGTTTGACAGCAGGTTTTAATTCATTTAATGAAGGAAATCAGATAAAAAGAATAGAGGCTGATAAAATTAAACAACAAGCCAAAATGATGGCATATCAACAAGCTGAAGCTAAAAAAGAAAGAGAACTTGAGTTTTCAAAAGATATTTTAGAAAAACAATTTGAACTATCTCTGAAGTCGGGCGGTTTTATGGAAGGCACTGGAGATTTAGCGTCTGCGTTAAATTTTATAGCTAGAGCTGAAAAAAATCCTGCTCTGAGAAATACATTAGAATATAAATTAGCTTTAGCGGTTGCAGAAAGAAGTAGGGCATCAATACAACAAACAGAACAAGGAGCCGTACCTGTAACGCAACCTGGTCTTGATGTTCAAAAGGTTCTTAAAAAATTTAGAGGCGAGCCTACAAACACGATTACCGACGATGACGGAGTAGTGTGGACGCCGACAGGTAAAGTCTATGATGGCAAGACTGTTTATACGGACGGAATTAATGAGGCGGTGTTTTAATGCCAACTGCAATAATATTAACAGATGAACAAAAAAATGAATCCTTACAGGATAATACCGATAGCAGGGTCACTGTTGGAGGTGTAATACCAGGAACCGAAAAAGTCAAAGATCCTTTAAGTGAGGGTCAAAAAAAACAGGCGGGCTTTGCTCTTCGTATGGAAAACGCAATCAAAAGATTTGATGAGCTTGAAGCTAGTGGGTTCAATCCCGTGAACCTTAAAGACGTAATGATAGATAACGCTCCTTTCGTACCAGAAACCGTAGAGAGATTTTTTACTAGCTCACAATACAAACAATATCAAAGAGCAATTATAGATTTTGCAACAGCACAACTTAGACAAGAAACGGGTGCAGTTATAAACGATAGCGAAATTGATTGGATGTATCTTACATATTTTCCAGCATTGTTTGACGATCAAAAAACATTGGCTGACAAAAAACAAGCTAGACAAGACGCTTACATTGCCATGCGCACTTTAGGGGGTAAAGCTTTCGATAAAGTGAAAAAAGAAACAGAAGAGTATAATAAAAAAATGGGTCTTGGGGGAGATAGTGATCAAGCCTTGCAAATTTTGCGTGAAAGAGCAAAAAATGATCCAAAAACTAGAACTAGATTAAAAGAGGCTGGTTTATTATGAGCGATGGATTAAGATCATTAGATGACGATATTCTTCTTTCTATGGTTTTAGATGAAGATGAGCTTGATACTTTTATTGATAGTATCGGTGATGAATCTTACGAAGAATCTTTAATAAATGAAATAGCTAAAGAAAAACTAATAAACTCTATAGATACCAAAACAGGCGCTCCTGCGAATGTGAGAGCGCAAGTTGGTGCAGCACAAAAGCCAAACGATAAACTTGAAACTTTAAAAAAATTCTATCCCGACGCAATACCCGTCGAAATTTTAGACCCGCAATCTGGCGCTTCTAAATTTGGACGTGGTAATTTTGTATTTACTAATCCTGAAACAAATAAACCTACACTGTTTGATGAAGATTTAAGATTGTTTGGTATTCCAGTGCCAGGTTTGAGGGATTTAGTAGATGTTGGACCAGAAATAGCAGAAACAATAGGAGCCGTAGTGGGAGGTACAGGTGGAGGAATTGCTGGAGCACCAGCAGGTCCAGCAGGACCGGCGATTGGATTTGCTATAGGAGAAGGTATTGGTAGTGCCACAGCAAGAGAGGCTTATATCGACATCTTAAATTTTTTTGGTGAGACAGAGGATAATAGAACTGGTATCGAAAGATTATACGATTTCGGAACTACTGCTATTGTAAACTCTACTGGTGGTCCATTAACAAATAAGTTGCTCGATGGTATAAAGTACGTGGCTGGACAGCCCATACGGTTTGTTACAGGAGCTATGTCAAAAGAAGCTAAAATAGCAAAAGATAAAATGTTAAGTGTAGGAGTAACAAATCCAAGCGCGGGTCAAGTAACAGCTAATCCAGTTCTTAATTTAGCAGAACAAGCGTTAGCTGCCGCACCTGCATCTACAAAGATTTTACAAGAAAATGCGGCACAAACGGTGAAACAAATAGACAATTTTGCAAAGGATCTGGCACAAAAATACGGTGGTATAAGAACAACAGCAGAAGCATCAGAAAAACTGGTGACTGGTGCGCAAAGGGCAAGATTAGATTACGACAACAAAATAAATAAAATGTATAACGAAGTTAACAACTTCATGCCTGAAACATTGGTTTCTGATGGTAAAAATACCATAGAATTTGTAGAAAAATATTTAGCAAGATCAAAAACCGCAACGGGTAAACCAGAATTAAATCCTGCTCTTCGTCAAGCAGAAATGTTATTGAAGGATGCAAAAAACGGTGTTTTGACTTACAACAACTTAAAAGATTTCAGGTCAAGCTTGATGTTTAATTTGAGAAGTGCTGAATCAAGAGGATCTTTGTCCGCACCAAACAGAAAAATAAAAGAGTTAGTAGGCTTTATAACTAAAGACTTAGACGCGCTAGTAAAACTATCAGATGATCCTAGAGCGCTAAAAAAATACAAAGCGGCAAATGCTTTCTATGCAAAAAATAAAGGCAAGCAAGGCGGCATGACATATATTGACGACATAATAAAAAAAGGTGAAGTAAGAGCAACTGACGCACTCAAATATGTATTACGTGGATCAAAAGATGGTGGTGAAGATCTTTTAAAATTAAGAAAAGAGCTAAAGAAAGATGAATACAACGTAATATCGGGATATATTTTAGGAAGAATGGGTTTACCTACTCCTGGTTTAGCCAGTGCGGCAGAGTTAGGTCAAGAAGCGGCAAAAAAGGGTAGTGAGTATATTTCAGAACAAGGGTTTTCACCGAAAAGATTTATTACTAACTGGAACCAACTAAGCAAAGAGGCGAAAGAAGCTTTGTTTAAAGGAACTGAACATGAGGAGCTTGTTCCTGCTTTAGATAATTTAGTTTTCACGATAGATAGAATTGGCAAGTCCGCTGATCAAATGGCTAACCCTTCTGGTACTGCGAGAGTTGCTTTTGCGATGGGTACGCTAGGTGTTTTGGGCGCTGATGTAGGTTTGGGTAGGCTTTTTGGATCAGAGGGGTTTGAATATGGTTTAGGTGCATTAATAGCGCCTTATTATTCCGCTAAATTATTAACAAACAAATCATTTGTAAATTGGCTTGCTGAAGGTGTGGAAAAAGCAGCTTACGATCCGAAATCGTGGGGACAACATGCAAGAAGGTTGTTTCAAATATATGAATTGAATCCTGATATCAGAGAGGAAGTAAGAGCCGTTGCTAACGGTCTTACGGGAGAGACTTTAGAGCCAACCGATTGGGAATCTTCTAAATCTGCATTACCAATTTCAAAATCCAACGAAAATGAGCAAAAATTTAGAGAAGTTTCAGGAGAGGAAGTTTCTAACAAATTGATACCAACAAATTTAGATTTAGAAAATAGAATACGAGAATTTGAAGTCTCAAAAATTAACTCATCTCCTATGACAACACCTGTAACAAGCACAGATATTTTTGAAGATGATTTATCTGGACAGCCAATGGCACAATTAGGCATAAACCCCGCTACATCACCAACTATTCTACCAAGTGAAATAGATCGAGAGATAGCGATGCGGATGCAGATGCAGGATCGTAAAGGTATAACTGGTTTAGGGTAGTTTTTCTAAGGGTAACTCACCCTGTGGCTCAGACTCATGAGCCAAGATTACAGCGTTATCTACATCGTAATTAAACTCGTAACCCATATACTGCTCACCATCTACCTGTATAACTAAGTTGCGCGATATCAGGCGCAATAAAGCTGCTTGATGGTGTAAGGTGAGTCTTGAAAACAAATCAATGACTTCTTTTGCCTCAAGCACTGGCTGATAAGTCTGTGGCACAGACTTTTTATTACGTTTAAAAAGATTCATATTCTTGGACTTATTTTAAACAGTTTTTCGTATTCTCTTTCAATCAATACCTTTAATTGGCAAATTTTAGAGCGCCTTTCAGAATTACAGATATCCTGCAACATATTATAAGTTTGGACATCAAGCGCTAAAGATTTACGAATCTTGCGGTTAGCATCAGCTTCTTCTTGTGAAATATTATCCATATCAACACTTTATTTATAAAAATTATAGACGATTTTATAAAATTTTATTAGAATATGCAAACTTATGTATCAATTAAAAAATTACATGCTTTCCATGCAATCGCATTGGATGATAAACCAGAACACTTACCAAGCTGTTCAAGACTCTATGCCTATCATTAGTCGTTATGCAGCGCAAAGTGGCGTGGACAAAATGCAGAAAACGCCAATTCATGAAATGCTTAAAAATCCTTTTCCAGACGTTTACACCATGCCTATCTTCCGACGTAGCTGGTGCAAAATGATGTGCGAAGAGATAGAAAACATGCGTAAAGAGTTTGGATTTGAAAATAATCCAGATGAGGATAGTTTGCGCCAAATACCAGAAATCGTATTACAAGAGCGCTCGCCAGAGCTTTATCAAAATATGTGGTTTGTTGTGCGAAATATCATGAACCCCATAATCATGGCAATATGGCAAAGAAGTTGTCCTGATCCTGCCAGCATACAAATAGCTAACTACAACGTCACAGAGCGCGATCAGGGGCATTGGCATCACGATGACAGCGCTGATATCAGTATTGTCGTTCCGCTTAACACAGGCAAATACACAGGCGGTGGTACAGAGTTTCATAATCACGGTAAGTTGAAGCCGTTGCCAAACGGTCATGGCTTAATATTTCCATCCTTTACTCATAACCATAGAGGTTTACCCGTAGGCAAAGGCGATAGATATTTACTGGTTTTTTGGCTATGCGATAAGAAAAGAGCCATTGATATTGTACAAAATTCTATGTAATTAACATATATTCAAATATTTTAGTTGACATCGACACGGTAATATGGATAATACACATATAAGTTAAACAAACCGGAGATGACAATGACTAATTTATTATTAATTTTATTTGCTTGTTTTTTAGTTGCTTTCATAGTATTTACAGGTCACGAAGATGCAGTTATGAGCGCTAATCACTATACAAATATGGTATGCGGTGGATATTGGCCTGATTATGAAAATGTGAAGCCAGTATGCAATTAGACAAGACCAAGGGGATTCCTTAGTTAGGTTTTCACTTCACCCCGAAAGAGCGCGTTCCCGTCCGCGTTGGTCGAAGGCGGGACTAATTAAAAAAACGGAGAAGAACATGCAAGAAGTTACAATAAAATACAATATTGATGACATAAATTATTTGTATCATACATCCAATCGTAGTTTTTACTTTGCTCAAGAAGAAAGATTTGAGCATATATCAAAAAATGAAATACCCTTTGATGAGGATAAAGGCACTTACATGTATTGGATTGATGGTTACGGACAAGCTTTGTTATTTTCTAAAGTATTAGAAGCGCTAGGATATTTGACTCATATTGTATTCGATTTATATAAAGAACCTGATACCTTTACCGTTGTTTCTGACTATTCAGCAAATTGGGAAGATCACGAAGAATAAATCAAAGATAAACAGTATTGCCATATTTATATAAATATGTAAATATTCACAAAAAAACACATTAATTAACGGAGAAGAAAATGGGACTAACAGTATCAAGTGGAAGTGGTGATTACGAAAGCTTAAAGCCAGGACGCTATCAGGCAATCTGCTATAAAATAGTAGATGTAGGAACCAGGATGGAATCATTTAAGGGCGGGCCTGAAAAGAAACGCACCCTAGTATATCTATATTGGGAAGTCTCACATATTCAAATGGGAAATGACGGTGAAGAATTTTGGGATGAAATCAAAATGTCCGATGGACGACCTTTTAGTATATCTAAAAAGTACACAGCATCTTTAAATGAAAATGCAACATTGCATTTAGACCTTAAATCATGGCGTGGTAAGCCATTCACCGCAGAACAATTAAAAGCTTTTGATATAGAAAATTTGATGGGTAAAACATGCGAGTTAGAAGTGATTGGCTATGCTAAACAAGATGGTTCTGAGGGAGTTGCTGTAGAGAGCGTCTACAAACCAGATGGCGGTGTCAAGAATGTTTCTACAATTAATGATAAAGAAGCTTTTGACTTAGACCTCTATAAATTAGAATTTACAGGTAAATCATGCCCAGATTCAAAACGTATGCTCGATATTTATTATGATCTACCAGATTGGATGAAAGATTTAATAGATAACAGTTTAGAAATGCAAGCAGTTGATTGGGACAAATTTGCTGCTGGTTCAAAACCTATTGAACCAGGCGGTTTATCTGATTTAACAAAAGACAAAGACGACGACGAGAATATTCCCTTTTAGTTTTCCAAACTAGAAATCGCACCCAATGGTGTGGTGTTTCATCTCCGGACCAGACATCGGAGGGTGCGTATTTCTTTGACGGTAAATTTTATGAGCAAAAAAATAACATTAGAATTTGATGAAGAAGATGCCGATGAAATCATTGCTATGATTCGGGAGCTTATGCAGAGAGAGGAAGAGGTAGAGGATTGTGACCAAGAAGATTGATGATCAAGTAAACTCACCATCGCATTACACTGGCGATATAGAGTGCATAGATGCCATGGTAGCGGCGTTTGGAGAAGACCAAGTGCGCATATACTCTAAACTAAATGCCTTTAAGTACCTTTGGCGCTGCGATAAGAAGCACACTAGAAGCAAGACTGATCTTCAAAAAGCACGTTGGTACACAATTCGCGCAGCAGGCGTTGACCCGAGGATATAATTATGGAATTTAAGCCAGGTGTATATGAGAACATACCTTATGAAGAATATGCTGATATAAAAGCATTTAGATCTCACGATCTGACTTCAATAATTAAATGCCCGTACACTTGGAAACATCAAGGTCCAATGAAAGAAACACCAGCACTGATTGAAGGCCGTGTTCAACACACGGTTTTTTTAGAGCTGGATAAATTTGATGATGAGTTTGTAATTGAACCAGATACTATAAACAGGCGTACAAAAGCGGGTAAAGCAGAGTATGAAGATTTTTTATCCAGCATTGGAAATCGTACAGCTATCAAACAAAGTATGTACGATGTTTGCATGGAAAGGCGCAAAGTGGTTGAACAATACGTTCCACGTGAAACGGATAAAGTTGAGCTAACCATTTGTTTCAATTGGCATAATCACCCGTTCAAAGCCAGAATGGATTGGTATGACGGTAAGAATGTATTGGATTTAAAAACTGCGCGAGATGCCTCACCAAGAGGATTTAAAAAAGCAATTAATAGTTTTAATTATCACATGCAGGCGGCTCTCTACTTACAAGCTGCAAAGTCTCAAGGATTGCCAGCAGAGAAATTTATCTTCTTGGCTCAAGAGAAGCTACATCCTTACCCATTTGGTATTTACGCGCTATCTCAAGAGTGCATAGAATACGGTAATGCTAAAAATGAACAAGCACTTAAATTAATTTTAGATTGCGAGTTAAAAAGAGAATATAAACCGTTTAACATCGAGGGGATACAAACAATCGAGCTTTCAGATTTGTATTAATCAGTAACAAAACAAGGTAGTTGGATGTCGTTAAAAATAAAAAAACCGAAACAAAAGAACTTTGAGCGTCCTTTTTCAAGTGACATCATATCTGAGTTTCATAATTTTTTATTACATAACGGTTTAGAGCTAGATCAAAAAAAAGGATTAATTACAGATGGCAGTGTTGGTAGAGCTTTTATCAACGTAGGCGGTAAGAAAAAATTAGTCGGCTGGTATCAACTCTGGGCTGATCAAGAAGTGCCTTTTGGCAGACTTGGTGATTACAGGGTATCGGCGCAAGAGCCAACAGCTACTTTCAGACCAGAACATCAAAAAAAATACGAGATCACAGACGAGCAAAGAAAAGAAATAGAAGAACTGCAAAAACAAGCCGAGGTAAAAAAACAAGCTTCTTACAACAAAGCCGCCATACGCGCACAATCGGCTTGGGAACGTGCAAAACCAGTAGAGCGCCATCCTTACCTAGAAAAAAAACAAGTATTGAGTTACGGATTAAGGCAAAACGATCAAGGCGTTTTGATGATTCCTATGTACGATTCGCAACTTACAATCGTTGGCATACAGTACATTAGCGAGGATGGCAGTAAGAAATTTCTCACTGGTTCTAAAAAAAGCGCAAGCTTTTACATATTAGGCGGTGAAATATTAAAAACCAGTGATACGGTTAACTATGCTGAAGGTTACGCCACTGCTGCATCTTATTACGCTGACAAATCAGAACCCGTCGTCGTGGCGTTTGATGCTTATAATCTATCGCCTGTTGCCGAGGTTATGTTTGAATATTTTAATGATCGTAAGCATATTTTTATTGCAGACAATGATCCAGATTCAAATACAGGTGAAAAAGAAGCTGTCAAAGCGTGTCAGCTCATACGCGGTAAAAAAGGTCAAGCCGATGTATGGATGCCAGAGACAAAGGGCGATTACAACGACCATAAAAATGCAACAAAAGCGCTAGAGGGCGAGCTAATGCCTACATTGAAAAATGTGGACATTCCCGTTGAATTTGACTTTCACAAAAGCTCTACAGGGCGTTTTTTAAATACAAAAGAGAACATACAAGGTGTTTTAACAATCCAAGGCATACGAGTTGTCTACAATGTAATTAAGAAGGTGATGGAGATAGACATACCCAACACCACATTTATTGATGATTTAAAAGAAGATGCCTCATTAATCGAGATTGAAAATCGTTGCATCAACATGGGTATACCGCATACAAAAGTATCTGATTATCTCAAAGTGTTAGCAAAAGAATACAATCCTGTTAAGGAATGGATGGAATCACGGCCTTGGGATGGTCGCAGTCGTATTCAAGATTTTTTAGATACCATTGGCTCACCAGAGAATGAAAAATTAAAAGAAATGCTTATGCGCAAATGGCTGATAAGCTGTTGCGCCGCAGCCTGTGAGCCAAAGGGAGTGGAACTCGAAGGCATCTTAGTATTTCAGGGTGCTCAAGGCCTTGGTAAGACGCTCTGGTTCAAACGATTAGCCAATTACGAAAACGGATGGCTATTAGAGGGCGCTACCTTAAATCCATCTGATAAAGATTCAGTAAAAAGGGCAGTGAGCCATTGGATAGTGGAACTTGGAGAGATCGAATCAACCTTTAAGAAGAGTGATATTGATCAGCTGAAAGCCTTTGTAACCGCAAGAAGCGATGAACTGCGATTACCTTATGATCGCGGTTTCTCACGATATCAAAGGCGCACAGCGTTTTATGCAAGTGTAAACGCAAGAGAATTCTTGACGGATACGTCCGGTAATCGACGATTCTGGGTAATTCCAGTGCGCTCTATCAATTTTAATCACGGTATTGACATGCAACAGCTCTGGGCTGAAGTAAAAGAAACCATGTATGTACCAGGGCAAAAGAATTGGTTTTTATCTCCAGATGAAAGGGAGATGCTAAACGAGAGCAATGAAATTTACAGGACGCAATCAAGCGTTGAAGATTTATTATTAGAACATGTGCGCTTTGAGAGTAAGACAACGAAGCCAGTACAAATGACCAAAGTATTACGTGATCTAGGCATTGCAAATCCAAGGATGCCTGATTTTAAAGAGGCTAACCGTGTATTACACGAGCGCGGTATCGAGCCAAGGCGATCAAACGGGAAAAAAGTATACGATCTTGATTACGATAAGCCAGGCGATGAGGATGAATATCCTAAATATAACTACAAAGAATTTTCATGATCATACGAAACATCTTAGGAATACTCTTGCTGGCTACAAGCTACCTTGCCGCCATATTAGCTATAATACCTTTAATGATGGCAGCGATACCGATTTATATATGGCTCAAAGCTGGCAAGCTGGGTAATGAAATTATAGGGCGTGATGAGACTATTTGTAACTGAATTTGAGGTCGATGGTGTGAAACACATTGGACCCACATTGGCGGCTAAAAACTGGCAAGAAGCGAAGCACATAGCAGAGCTGGCAGGCCTGGATTTGGTGTGTGAAATCAGCGATGTTGTGCTAATTGATAAAGGTTACCATACCCTGCACTGACTTTTCCGTGTCACAATGTAATTCTTTATAACTGTACTCGGTAATTTTTTAGGAAAAAAAGAGGAAAATAAAAGCGAAAATGATGCACTGTACACTTAGCTCTACCCTGTGCTGAAAGCCTTATGTTTACTAGGTTTATTACTATAGGTAGTGTTAGGTAACAGTATATAAAGATAATTATAATATACATATAAATAAGCACCGTGTCGTGTTATACCACTTACAAATAGGTACTAATGCGGTTAGGTGTACCCTACCCTACCTGTTGACTAAAGGAGAAGATAATGCAGGAATTTTTATATGACGATAAGCAAAGTTTTGATGACAACTTTGCACGATGGTTTATCATGAATAGCGATGAGAGAATTGCTTATAATGAAAAGCCTTATGAAAGGAAAGAAGCTAAGAAAATATTTGCTAATTATGTGAGTGGACCATGGCTGGACGACCAAAGAAAGAAAAACCAAAGTTGATATCAGTTCCCGATCAATTTGAAAAGGACAAGGAGCTTGGCTTAACGCAAATGCAAAATGCTTTTGTATGGCATTATACGGAAGGAGCGTGCGGGCAAACTGAAGCTGCCAGGCGTGCTGGGTTCGAGTTTCCAAGTCAAGCAGCTACTAAATTCTTAAATGGTAAGGATTACCCTAAAGTCACCAAGGCCATTAAATTAAAACAATCTGAGCTGAGAGAGAAGTATGCTATTACCCCGCAAAAGACTGGCACGATGCTTTGGAAAATAAGCGAGACAGCATTTGAGAAAGGACATTACAACGCGGCTGTGAGTGCTATCAAAGAATTAAATCAATTAGCTGGTTTAAATATCTCAAGATCACAGAACCTAAATATCAACGCCAACATTGATTCAATGTCCTCACATGAGATCAAGGATAGACTGGCTAAACTATTAGGTGCAGAGGATACTGAACCTGATCCAAAAGACTTTTAAAAAAACCCCAATCAGTGATCGGGGTTTAATAAATAATTAATTAAATTAATTATTAGTCTATTAGAGTCAAACGGTAGTCGCCAAAATCCATGACACTCAATTCTTTGCTTCCTTTTAAAATAAAAACTTCGATAACACCCTTGCTTGTTTTTCTAGTTTCATAATGATTTTGATTTTTTTTGAAATCTAATATTTCATCCTTAGTGCTCACTATTTCTTTTAGTGCTTCCTCTCTGTCAGATATATATTCATATCCAAAAGCTTCGTTGATAGCATCAATAAATATATTTTTACTCATCTCGACCTGTTGTTTAAATTCTCTTAATTTTAGCTCCGCCTGACACTCTGAAATTTCAATCTCTAGCATTGAAATGATGCGAAATAAACTTGTAATGCTATTAGCGAGTGCTTCAAGTTTTGCTTTTTTGTAACCTCTAGGGCGCTCTAAAATTCTTGTAAAATCCTTAATTCTCGACTGTTTATTTTTAATATCTAATTTACAGTCAGCTATTACGCTTTCAATCACTTCTTTACTGTGTGCGCCATAATCAAATTCATTTATTATCATTTTTCTTCTCCGGTTTAATTAACTTAAACCTTTATTATACAGATATCCGTGTCAATGTCTACACTTTTATACAATTAATTTAAAGTTTTTTTATTGTAGTTTATGGTTGAACATTGATTGCCTGTGGATAGATCTGGGGATAACTCATGTTTAATCTTGTATATTTTTGTGGATAGTTTGTGGGCAGTTTTAGATATAAAAACTTGCACAGGGCTGTTTTTTATTCCTAATTAAAAAAATCTACAGAAATTCAATATATTTTGTAAGTCATTGATATATATAGCTTTTTGGCGTGTATAGTCTTGTATACATTTGTATGCAACAGTAATATCTCTGCACAGGGGGGTTACATAAAAAGCTTTTAGGGACTCCTAAGGTTCTGATTTTTCTAAATATTTACATTTTTTCTGCACCCATAACCCCATATATACGAGCGCGTTGTGGCTAGTAGTAGTTGTAGAGTTTGGTACATTCAAAACTATGATTTTTACATCAAAAAAAAGCCGTCCCCATCCCGACTGACCGGAGAAGATGATGAGGACGACCACCTGTAGCCCCTTGGATGTCGAATCGTTGGGAAGAGGCTATAGGTACTTGATATCCACAGAATGACGGTAAAATGGATATCAAGCGATTCAATGTTATACTGGCGACATGGTTATATCAATTGGTAAGGAACCCTATGGGCGCAGATTCTAGGAGAAAAGGTGCTTCATTTGAAAGATCAGTGGTTTCAAAAATAAATGAGTGGCTTGAGTCCCAAGCCATAAATTTTTCATGTAAAAGAAATCTTGATCAATATCAGCAGAAAAACCTTGCAGACATCGACATTCCATATCATGCTGTCGAATGTAAGCATTATGCCGACGGATGGACCTATAAGCCTGAGTGGTTAAAACAGGTGCAAGAATCAGCAGGAGATAAAATTCCTGTTTTGATATATAAATACAATAGGAAGCCAATACAGGTTTGCTTGCCTATGTACGCCGTAAATCCTGAATGGTCTGCGGAAAGTGATTTAACGTGTATAATGACTATGGAAAACTGGTTTGAGGTGATGTCAAGAAACTGGCAGCACTATGAAAGGATAAGCGATGGCTGATGTAAAAGATGTTGAGCGCACAAAATCCGGTAGGTTAACTTATCGTGGCGAGTCTTTTCCTGGCTATAACAAACAAAAGAGAACGCCTGGTAAAAATAAAAAATTTGCTGTATTAGCCAAAAAAGGTGATCAAGTAAAGATAGTTCGCTATGGCGACCCCAAAATGTCAATTAAGAAGGATCAACCCGATAGGCGTAAATCTTTTCGCGCTCGCCACAATTGCGATGCGGTAGAGAAGAAAAAGGATGTTTTCGCAGCGTCTTACTGGTCCTGTAAGAACTGGTGATATGAATACAAAAGATATAGACATATTTGATCTTAACGGTACGCCTACTGTATACAAAAAAAATTTTGCAGAAGGTGGAGAAGCTAAAACCGTTGATCCAAACGTGCAAGAGGTCAAAGAAATATTAAAAAGTGCCGGAATAAATAAATTATATCAAGCAGCAGATTCTTTAGGCATAAGACTTCCAGATGGTATTGGAGTTGATAGCGCAGCAGATGTCATTACGAATGAATTATTATTTAGAGCAAATATTCCTGTAAGAAAGAAAGACGATACGTTTACTTTAGAGAAATCATTAGGTAAAGGCATATCTTTTCGAGCAGACGTAAATCCTAAACAAAAATCCGGCTTTCTCAATATTAGCGGTAGATTCAATGAAGGCGGGATTGTCTCGCTCTTTAACTAACCAATAGGATAATCAGGTTCTTCATCCGCATGGTAATTTAAGGTCAATTCTTCGCCCTTTTCTATGTCCATGCTGGTTACGATGTGATAAACCCGATAATCGTCCCAATCCAGTCTTTCCTCTAAGAAACAGTTTTCATGGATTGCATGGTTTACAAAACCGCCTAAAGCTGTTCGTATGTATCCGTGTATTATCGGCACTTTGATGTGTGACATGCCTAAATCTGTGTCGGCAAGTATCTTTTTGGTGGCAAATAATCCTAAACCTTCGATATCGCTGCGTCTTACCTCTAAGCCATCCATCAATGGTTTGTAATAAAATTTATTGTAATTTGGTTTCATATTTTTTATCCGTCAAAGTTTGAACACTGATTACAGATTTCATCTTCATCCTCATAAAGATCAGAATAAAAGCTACCTCCGCAGACTCTACACCGCCAAGATTCATCCTCGTCTAGTTGGTTTTCTGGTAAATCCATAATATTCATCTGTAATTTGTTTCGTGTACTAGCTCCGAGTCTAAATACACTCCATAATTATTATAATTTGGCTTCATATTTTTTATCCGTTTGTAATACCTGTACAAACATTCCTAATTCTTGATCAATTCTTGCTTTAGCTAAATCTATGTATTCTTGATTTAACTCTAACAAAACTGAATTACGATTATGATTTACCGCAACAATACCTGTTGTTCCAGAACCACCAAAAGGATCAAGAACTGTACCGCCTTCAGGACAACCAGCTAATACACATGGCTCTATTAAATCCATTGGAAAAGTTGCAAAGTGCGCTCCTTTAAATGGTTTAGTAGTTACTGTCCAAACTGATCTTCTATTTCTTTTGTCATAGCTCTTTGTTAATCCACTATGTGGTTGCAATCCTGTACCTTCGTTATGATATTTGCCTTTTGTTCTATCCCTTGTACCCCAATCTTTTTTTACTGTCTCTTTAATAGCTTCATTGTCAAAGTAATACTTTGGACTCTTACTTAATAAAAATATGTATTCGTGTGCTTTCGTACAACGATCCGTCACACTTTCAGGCATAGGGTTTGGTTTATGCCAAATAATATCTTGTCTCAAATACCAACCATCTTGTTGTAAAGCGAAGGCAACTCGCCAGGGGATTCCAATTAAATCTTTTGGCTTTAGTCCAACCACATTTGCACCGCTTCTTTGCAAGTATTTTTTATGATTTTGTTTACTGCCGCCCGCATGTCCACCATTTCTGGCTGCATTATAAGTATCACCAAGATTCAGCCAAACAGTTCCATCATCTCGCAACACTCGTTTCACTTCTCTAAATACCTTAACCAAGTTCTCTACAAATGCTTCTGGTGTATCTTCAAGTCCGAGTTGACTGTCTTTTCTAATTGCACCACATTTAGGACACTTACTTTTATAAATAGCATCACCAACTACATTACCTTGATCAAACATGGCTTTATGTCCAGTTGATGTATTTTTACTTATTTTTGTGGTTCTCATGTGACTGCAATTAGGATCGCCCCCCACCCATTCAGCAGTACCATAATCACGCAAACCCCAATAAGGTGGTGAAGTAATACAAGTATTAATGCTTTGATCCTCTAGTTTTTTAAGTGAGTCTATGCAATCGCCTTGCAGTATTTCAATTAATTTATTCATCTGTAGTCAGTCTCATGCACTAATTCACCGTCTAGGTATACACGAAAATTTTGAAAATTTTTCTCAAACTCTCTTACTTTACGAGATATCAAAGTAGGGAATCGTTTATCGTCGCATCTTACCCATCTTACATAGTGTTCACTGCCATCTGTGTCTTTTAGAAGCACGTGCAGCTCCCACATACTGTTATCAAATACTCCGTATATGACTTCACCCATATCTTTTCTCCTATTTTTGGTAAGCCTTCTCAAGTTTTGAAGATTGGATAAGCTTGATAACACCAAGCTCCTCATCAAGAAACATTACCTTCTTGGTTTTCTTATCAACACCCATGTATTGACCGTATATGGCTTTGTTTTTTATTTTTAGTCTCATTTTGACAACTTATCATAAAAATATAATATATGCAACTTTTAACATAATTAAATATAAACTTGTACTTCAACACGGAGTATGTTATTATATTCAAATAATTTATGTATTGGAGAAGAAATTGTCACAAGATAAAAAGCGTTACTACAATCGTGTTAGGCGTACTTGCCTGAAACACGACATCAACATTGTTTACGATGGAGTGCCTAAAAACATGCGTTCCGTAGAGTTATTGAAAGACGGTCAATTACTGATGGGTGATTATGCAGAGGATCGCAATCCACTTGATATTAACTGGCAACGCTTACATGAAGACTTAACTAAATATGGTTTTACCGGAGGTGTGAAATGAGTAATCCTACAAAACAGATTAATAATATATACGGTTACTGCCGTGTTTCAACCATTGAACAGGCTGAAAACGGCATATCTATTGAGACACAGAAAAAATTAATATCTGAATTTGTAAAAAATAAATTCAATAAAGATGTTACTGAATGGTTTATAGATGCGGGTGTATCCGGCACTGTGCCTATATTGGAGCGCGAACAATGTCGCGCCATGACAGATGTTATGGATGAACACGATATTGTTGTTGCAACGCGCATAGATAGACTTTCTCGTAGTTGCAACGATTTATTAAAAACTATTCCACACTTTGAGGGTTGTGGCGTGATCCTTTACCTTTGCGAACAGTTTAACGATATGCCCGTTGTGTATCCAAAAGAAGATAAAGAAAAAGGTTTAGCAGCAAAATACGACATGAATATCTTGGTAAATCAAATCATGTTGATGGTTTTATCAGCCGTAGCCGAAATGGAATTTATTAACATTAAAAAAAAATTTGCAGAGGGTAAGATTGCTTGGGCTGAAAGAGGCTACTCAATAGGCGGCGCACCGCCATTTGGCTTTGAGTTTAAAGAAGAAAAATTTAAGTATGGTAAACGCCTGAAAAGGCGCAAAAAACTCATAGAAGTGCCAGAGGAGCAAGCTGTGATACGGACAATTATAGCGTGTGATAAGCGTGGGCTTGGTGCGCGCCGTATTGCTAAACAAGTTGCAAACACACATGCAGGCTATGAAAACTTTAAACCCAATAAGGTTGTGAAGATACTTAATCGCAAATTTCAAGGGGTTGGTACATAGTTGCGATTAATTGGTTATAATGTTAGTAGCTATGGACTAACTTATGACTACATTAGAAAAAATAGAAGCGCAAATAAAAAAAATAGACTCGATACTACTACTTGACTACATTACAGGTCCGGTGCGTGAAGAGTTAACAAATATCAAAACAAGCTTAGAAAGCGTAAAAGCGGAACTTAGCTAATGGCGATTATTAACGGATGGGGTCGAGGCACTTGGGATGAGGGTGCTTGGGGTACTGCGCTACCCGTTGATGTAACAGGTCAAGCCATAACATCGGGTATTGGTGCTGTTACAGTCACAATATCAAAAAATGAAAGCGTAAATGTAACAGGTCAAGCGATAACTTCAGGGCTTGGCTCTGTATCCGTTGTTGCGTTAGCCAATCAAACTTTAACAGGTCAAGCCATAAATAGCGGATTAGGCGCTGTTTCTGTGGTTGCGCCCGCAAACGTATCCGTAACAGGTCAAGGTATTACATCATCTCTTGGTACTATAGAGGTGCATCACAATGCAGTAGCAGAAATTACTGGATTATCAATAACATCTGGAGTAGGCGCTGTAACGCATAGTATTTCTGTCAATGTTACACCAATAGGTCAATCTGCAACATTTAGTATAGGTAGAACCATAGTATTTGGACAAATAGATACATCACAAACACCAAATTACGCTACAATCAGCACAAGTCAGACTCCAAGTTTTAGTGAAGTTGATACAAGTCAAACACCAAGTTACGAGGAGATAGAAGCTGGACGTGATGCAGCTTAAAAATTTTTTGCTATAATGCAAAAAGGAGAACTATAAAAAATGTCAACTTATGTAAATGATTTACGTCTCGAAGAGATAGGAACGGGTGAAAGATCAGGTACTTGGGGTACAGCTACTAATGTCTCACTCGAATTAATTGGCGAGGCTCTTGGTTTCGGAACTGAAGCTATTACAACCAATGCCGACACGCACACTACTACCGTAGCCGATGGTGCAACCGATCCTGGTCGAGCCATATTTATAAAATACACTGGCACTTTGGATTCTGCTTGTACGATTACCATAGCGCCAAACACCATGAGTAGATTGCATTTTATTGAAAATGGAACAAGTGGCTCTCAGAATATAATTATTTCTCAAGGAAGTGGGGCGAGCATAACCATACCGCCAGGTGACGTAAAAGCTGTTTACCTAGACGGCGCTGGTAGTGGCGCTGCTGTAGTGGATGCGTTTGCCAGCCTAAATGTTGTCGATCTTAAAGTACAAGATGATTTAACCGTAACAGACGATGCAACTATAGGTGGCACTTTAGGTGTTACTGGTATTCTCACTTGCACAGATGACATTATCATTGGTGATGGAAAAACGATAGGTTCTGCATCTGACGTAGATGCAATGACCATAGCAGCCAACGGTCAAATAACATTAACACAAACATTGATCGGTACAGCTTTAGATATATCAGGCGACATTGATATCGACGGCACATCTAATCTTGATGTCGTGGATATTGATGGTGCGGTTGATATGGCTTCTACTTTAGGTGTTACCGGAGTGGTTACAGCCAACGCTGGTGTAGTAATTGACAATATAACAATTGATGGCACAGAAATAGATTTATCAAGCGGCGACCTAACACTAGACGTTGCGGGAGACATCATTCTTGATGCCGATGGCGGTGATATTAAATTAAAAGACGGTGGAACGCTATTTGGGACAATTGGAGCTACTGGAAGTTCTGATTTAGCTATAGTTTCAAATGTTAACGATAAAGATATTAAATTTTTTGGACAGGATGGTGGAGGACAAATTACTGCCCTCACTCTTGATATGTCAGATGCAGGTGCAGCTACGTTCAACGACAAGATTACTGCGGTCGGAACTTCAGTCTTTACAAACTTAGATATTTCTGGCGATGTAGACGTTGACGGTACAACAAACTTAGACGTTGTAGACATTGATGGTGCTGTCGATATGGCATCTACATTACAAGTAGACGGTGCAATCACTACATCTTCTGCTATGACGATTTCAACCACAGCAACAGGAGATTCATTAACTATAGTTTGTACTGAGGCTTCAGCAAACTCTGGTCCTAATTTAACATTTAGTAGAGTTTCAAGTTCTCCTGCTGATAATGATAGAATCGGTGATATACATTTCACTGGTAGAAATGATGCCGACCAATCTGTTGAATTTATTGCACTACAAGCAGATATAGAGGATGCTTCTGATGGCGCAGAAGATGGTCGTCTTACTATTAATACCATAACAAATGGTTCTGCTGTTCTAAAGGTTAATATTAGGTCATTTGAAACATCCTTTAACGATGGTGCTGCTGATGTAAACTTCAGAGTAGAAAGCACTGGCAATCAAAATATGTTTAAAGTTGATGCTGGCGACGATATAGTTTTAGTTGCTACCTCTTCAGATTCAGCAGCTACTTCTGCTTTATTTGTGGATGGTACTATTTCACACGATGGTCGCGTAATTCCTAATAGTTCAGCAGGTAACGGAAGTGCGTCTGTGCCTAGTATTCTTCCTGGATTTGATTACGATACTGGATTCTTCTTAGCATCATCAGGCATCATAGGTATTACAACGGCTGGAACAGAAAGAGCTAGAATAGACGGTAGCGGAAATCTTATGGTTGGTAGAACAGCTACATCTGTTTCAACAGCAGATGCTAGTAGTTTTATAGGCGCTACAGGTTTCTTTATGTCAGTAAGAGATGGCACAAGCACCACTTCTCATTTTCAGTTTCGCAACAACGCTAATAGTGGCAGTGTATCTTCACTTGTAGGAAGTATCAGTTCAAGTTCCTCAACCACATCTTTCAACACATCTTCAGACTATAGATTAAAAGAAAATGTTACTTATAGTTGGGATGCGACAACTAGATTGAAACAATTAAAACCAGCTAGATTTAATTTTATATCAGATTCAAGCAACACTTTACTTGATGGATTTTTAGCACACGAAGTTTCTAGTGTAGTTCCTCAAGCTGTAACTGGAGATAAAGATGCAGTTTTTACTGCTGAAGAAGCAGCAGAAGGTCTAGGCACAGAGGGCGATCCAAACTATCAAATGATAGATCATGCTAAATTAGTACCGTTACTCGTTAAAACCATACAGGAACTTGAGGCGCGTATTGCTGCCCTTGAATCATAGTAAACACTTAAACAAAAAAAGGTAAGTGACATGGCAATAAATTTTACTTGGAATGTATCGAGAGTTGAAACATATCCAACATTAAGTGGCAAATCAGATGTTATCTGCAAAGTGCATTGGGAGTTAAAAGGGGTAGATGATTCCAATAATGATGAAAATGGCGACCCTATCAATTGGGGTGATGCAGGTACAGTGGATTTAGACACTTCCGATTTGTCAAGTTTTACAGATTTTTCAAGTGTCAACGCCTCTCAGGTTCAAGGATGGGTAGAGGCTGCGCTAGGTTCGGATCAAGTAACAAAAATTAAATCAAAAATTGAAGCAGTAATCAATGAATTTGCTACACCAACAACAGTAATGAAAACCATAGGATCGTAATTACAAAGGAAAAAAAATGAATGACGAGAAAACAATAAATATTGATGGAATGGAAGTAAAAGAGTCTAATTTAACCCCAGAACAGAATGAAGCAAAAATTCACATACAATCTTTGAGAACTAAAGTATCAAAGCTAGAGTTTGAAATTAATGAACTACTACCTAGTTTAAGGTTTTATGAAAATAAACTTATACAGTCAGTAAAAGAATCTGCTGATGAAAACTTAAAAACTGAAAAAAAAGTGGTAGGTGAATCATGAGCTGGCTAACAAAATTTGTAGATTTTTTTACAGGCACAGAAAAGAAAAAGGTTAGAGCTAGAAACGATAAAGGTCATTATGTAGCAGATGATAAATCTACTCCAGATGTAAACGAAGCTTATACCACCAAAAGAGTGTTAAAAAATACACCAAAAAAGAAAAAAGCCGTAAAGAAAAAGATAGCTATAAAGAAAGTTGCTAAGAAAAAAGCTAAAAAAGGAGCAAGAAAATGATGGATATTATATCAATTATCAACATCATTACTTTAGTTGTAACGGCAGCAAGTGCTATATGCGCTATAACTGAAACACCAAAAGATGATGCTTTCATGGCTAAATGGATTTACCCTGTGATTGAAGCGCTTGCTATCAATATAGGTAAAGCTAAAAAGTAATATGGATAAAGGCACTAAAGCCTTAAGTGAAATTAGCGCACACGAAAGAGAGTGTACTATTCGCTATCAATACATTGAAAAACGCCTCGACGAAGGTTCTGAAAAGTTTAAAAAATTAGAATTACTTTTGTGGGGCGTTTATCCCTTTATTGTTACAACGGTCATAGGTGTAGCGGTATTTTTATGAGTGAAGAAATAACCAAAAAAAAGATTGAGCTAGAGGTAGAGGTTGGCACTACTACTGTGAATCGTGGCATCAATCCTTTTGAAAAGTGGGTGCATTTAGCAAAAACAGTGGACGCTTGGCGTATTTTTCCAAGAATCTTCGTAAGCGTGTATATCATATTACTGTATAAAGTAGTCACTTGGTTTATGACATTGCCAGAGCCAAACCTAGAACAAGCAGGATTAGTATCTGTCGTAACAGGTGCGATGGCTGCTGTTTTTGGCATATACGCTGGTAGCGCAGGACAAAGTAAGAAGTTTAAAGGCGAAGATTAATGGAAACAGCCATTGACCTTATTGGTGATTTAGGTCTACCAATAGCAAGTGGTCTAATAATGGCTTACTTTATATTTCTTATTATGAAACAACTTATGGATGGCTTGGTATCTGAAATAAAAACCGTTCAAAGTATTACTAAGATGCTTATCACAAGAGCATCTATTATGAATAATGACATCATGCGCATTGATACAATCGTATCCAGCGCCTTAAATCTACCACCTGATCTTGATCGTATAGCCAGAGCTGAAAACTTTGTTGAGGACGGCAAAATTGATGCCCGCAGAGATTGATGGACGTAGTTGAGCTAGTACAAAAATTTGGCTTCCCAACTGTAATGGTTATAGGTTTGGGCTATTTTGTATTCTTTGTATGGCAAACCATAACTAAAACAATTGATCCAGCAGTGCAAGAGATGAAAGTTACCATTATTAGGCTTACTGACCAGTTAAGATTGCTTGATCAAGATATGATAAGGTTGAAAGAGAAAGTTGATACTGTTGTACGATTAAAAGACCAGGAGAAAAGAAATGAAAAAGATAATAGTGCTTAGTTATCTTGCTTTATTTTCAACATTTGGTTTAGCAGATGAGATGGTTCATAAGTTTAAATCACCATCTTTTAGTGGCATAAATCAAAGTAGTCACTATCTTACTATTGAAAATCAAGAGTTTAATCGACAAGAATCAATAGAGGCTGAAATAAAAGCGTATAATGAATCCTTAGAACGTGATGCTGAAAACACAACTTTAGCGCGTTTTATTAGAAATCTTGAATCTAGGGTATACGCTCAACTTTCAAGACAATTAGTAGATCAATTGTTTGGTGAGAATCCTAGCACCAGTGGGCTAGTTGAATTATTGGGAAATACAATTGAATATGTGGTTGATGAAACAACTGAACTTATTACACTTAGAGTTACCGATTCTGATGGAAATACGACAGAAATTACCGTTCCAATGGGTAGTTTTACTTTTTAGTTGTCTGATTTCATCATGCACACTCTTAATACCTGATCCTATAGATAACAACCTATTACCTATACAAAGGATAGAGCAAGCTCAGATACAAAGCCTGGTTAATGAAGAGTTACTAAATGTTGAGCCACCAGAGCGAAAACCTGTTATAGCTGTCTATGCTAATTCTTTTCGTGACGAAACAGGTGCGCGTAGGTCAAACAGTCAGTTTGCTACCTTTTCAACAGCAATAACACAAGCTCCACATGCTTACTTAATACGTGCGCTAAAACACGCAGGTAGAGATAAAGAAGGTTTTTTTGAAGTTGTGGAAAGAGTGGGACTGGATCACGTCACAAAAGAAAGACAGCTTATTCGTTCAACCCGCGAGTCTTTTGATGAAGGTCAGAAATTACCACCTTTGAAATTTGCAGGATTAATTATGGAAGGTGGTGTTATAGGCTATGAGTCAAATAATACCTCTGGTGGCGTAGGCGCTAGATATTTAGGCATTGGTACAAGTAAATCTTACCGTAGAGATACCGTACAAATATCACTAAGAACAGTGTCCGTAACCACCGGAAAAGTTTTGATGGAAGTTTTGGTATCAAAAACCATTTTAAGTGCATCGCTTGATAACGATATTTTCCGTTTTGTGGCGCAAGGCACTGAGTTAGTAGAAGTAGAAGGTGGTGTAGTCAGAAACGAATCAATAAACATAGCCCTACAAGCAGCGATAGAGGCGGCTGTTTTACAAACTATCAAAGAAGGCATACAATACAATTACTGGACAGTACAGAGATGAAACACTACACAGCATTGATTTTGTTGTTTTCATTGTCAGCTTTTGGCGCTGATAATGAAGTGTATGTGGACCAAGCTGGTAACAACGCTGATATAGACATCGAACAGCTAGGCGAATCCAACATCATCGGTGGTCTTAATTCTGTAGCTGGAACGCTTACAGCGCTTGATCTTGACGGCACAAGCCTCACTCTTGATATCAATCAAATCGGTAACTCAAATAAGTTTCTAGGCGACATCAATGGAGACTCAATCACTGGTTTTTTTAATTTTGACGGTGACTCCAACAACTTTACGATTCAAGCCGATCCAACCGATACCTACGGGATAGACAGTTCAGATTACAATGTTAATGTAACCGGATCATCAAACACCTTTACATTCGATCATGGAACAGGTGCTTTATCTTCTACGATAGACTTAGATTGGACTATCATGGGTGACTCTAATACCATTGATTATGACCTTGATATTGATGGTGCAACCTCATACATAGATGTTGATGGAGATTCAAATAGCTTAACGTATGACGGTGACGGAGCAGATAATGGATATTTTTACTTGGATCACACAGGCGACAGCAGCACCCTCAACGTGCAACAACAGTCAACGATTAACAACGATTGGCTTCAAATCAATTCTAATTCTAACAATACTACTTTGTGCGTCATTCAAGACGACCAAGGCACAACAACCTCCTGCTGATATAGGTAAAGTTTCCGAACTTAACGGAAATGCAAGAATCCTTAGAGAAAATCCTTTAGACGTATCTTTATCTTTGCCAGTTCAGCAAATGGATGATGTTAGAACTGCGTCTGGCAGAGTAGGTATAACCTTTGTTGATGATTCTGTTGTAAGGCTTACAGAACACTCAAAGCTTGTTATTACAGAGTATATTTTCAATCCAGACCCAGATAAATCAAAATTAAGTTTACGTTTCGCATCTGGAACTGCACGGTTTATAACCTCAAAAATGGGGCTAATCAACAAAGAACGTATCAATATAACCACGCCAACAGCACAGATTGTAATCAGAGGCACAGACTTCACCACTACTGTTGATGAGTTAGGAAGATCGTTGGTAATACTATTACCCGATGAAAATGGAGATGCTTCAGGTGAAATCATGGTTGCAACTGGAGCTGGCACGGTTACTTTAAATAAACCATATCAAGCAACTACTGCATCTGTGTACGAAAGTGAGCCTACAAAGCCTGTTCAGCTAGATATTACATTAGATTTAATTGACAACATGTTGATAGTTTCACCGCCAGAGGAAGAAGAAGTTGTAGCAGAAGAGCGCGCAGCTAAATCAAATAATGTTTTAGATTTTGATGCGCTAGAGTTTGAAGAATTAGATTTTGATTACCTAGATGCTGAAGCAGAACTGGCTTTTGAAGAATTAGACATAAATTATTTGGATGTTAATTTTCTTGAGGATTTACTGGATGTAATAGAAGAAGTTGATTTGTTACGTGATGATGAAATAGATCAGGTAGAAACAAGCGTTGCGGTGACTGGCACGGCTATCGGTCAAGACCTAACAACACAAATAACAACGCTTATTGATGGACAACAAATAAGTTTGCGCAGAAATGTAAATGAAAGCGTTAGATTAGATATAGACGGTTCTGACGCTTACACAATTATATTTATACAAGACGGCGTTAGTAAAACGATAACAATTAACGGAGGAGGCAGTTCCGTGATAAAGATCAAACAAGGATGAAAAATCTAATTAAAACAATTTTGGTTGTTTTGTTGTTATCAGTGCCATTGATCATGCAATGGACACCTTTAGAAATAATAAAACTTAAAACTTTTGATGCGTTAGTTACAGAAAAGCAACAATCAAACTATTTTACTGTATTAAATATTACTGAAGAAGATAT